AACCATTGAGAAGCCATGGATGCCTACCAAGGAATACGCAGTTCCGCAAATCAAAATCAATGCATCAACATCAAAACCCGGGCCGGATGAAAAAAGCATTCTGGACTATATGGGTGTACCTACGAAGATTAAAAGACCATTCAGCGTCAATGCCTTACCTATCCGGGCATATGTCAAAATCTGGAACGAGTTTTTTAGAGACGAAAACGTAGACAACGCAGCAGTTCTGAAGAGCGACGATGCAGACGTGACATACAACTTTGTGGCAGAAAAAAGCGAAACACTGGAAGACGACCTAAAAAACGCTGTGTTGGGCGGAAATCTGCTACCGGTAAACAAATTCCACGACTACTTCACATCCTGTTTGCCCTACCCAAGCCGCGGGCCGGAAATTACGCTGCCAATGAGCGGAAACGCGCCGATTTACTGGGCAGACGCAAAAGACAACCCATTAACAATTCAGGACCTAAAAAACAACGGAACATGGACAGCTGAAAACGGATACCTACGCCGCACATCAAGTCAAATGATGACCCAAAACTACAATAATACAGATGAAAAAGCGCGTGCAGTTTTGGGATATACCAGCAGCGGCGCAAAAGTAGGCGATAGAATGACGGCAGACCTGAGCAGCGTAACAGCAGCAACAATCAACGACCTACGGCAGGCCGTAGCCGTGCAGCAATACTATGAGGCGCTGGCCAGAGGCGGCAGCCGGTACCGCGAACAGGTACGCGCACTGTGGGATGTGACCATCAGTGACAAAACAGTACAGGTGCCGGAATATCTGGGCGGAGGCCGATACATGGTCAACATTAACCAAATTATCCAGACAAGCGGCCAGCAAACGGCAACCGATACGCCTATCGGTGAAACTGGTGCGGTGTCTGTAACGCCTATCAACGAAAGTTCGTTTACCAAGAGCTTTGAAGAGCACGGCTTTGTCATTGGCGTTGCATGTGTGAGACACAATCGCAGCTATCAGCAGGGCCTTGAACGCTTCTGGAGCCGACGCGACAGGCTGGACTATTATGTGCCGCAGTTCGCAAATCTGGGGGAGCAGCCGGTAAAGAAGAAAGAAATCATGTTGACTGGTAACGCGACCGATGAAGAAACCTTCGGTTATCAGGAAGCATGGGCCGACTACCGCATGAAACCGAACCGGGTGTCCGGCCTTATGAGAAGCAACGCAACCGGAACGTTAGATTTCTGGCATTATGCCGACAACTACGACACTGTTCCGACACTCAGTCAGGAATGGATGGCAGAAGGAAAAGCAGAGATCGCAAGAACACTCATCGTGCAGGACGAACCGCAGTTCTTCGGAGCCGTGCGAGTGGCGAACAAGACCACACGACGGATGCCGCTGTACAGCGTGCCGGGCCTGTATAAGCTGTAAGAAAGGAGGAAGCCCGGAGAAATCCGGGCTATTTTAAAATGGCAGGATTAGGAGCAGCACTTGCAACAGGCGCGGCAAAGGTAGGCGGCTGGCTGGCAAGCAATCCGCAAATAATCACAGCAGGCGCAAGCCTGCTTGGAAAGGGATTAACAAGCCTGTACGGGCAGATTTCAGACAGCAAAGGTTATGGAAGCAATCAGAGCCATAGTGAAGGCGGGGGGACAAGTGATTCCTACAGCGAAGGAGGAACCAACGATGAACAAATCATGAAATATCTTGGAGACTTCTACAAATGGCAGGCCGGACAAAACGAATTTCAAAGCAAAACAAACCGCCAAAACATGTTAATGCAGATGGGTTATAACACACTTGGAGCAATCCAGCAGGGAATTTATAACCATATCGAACAAAACGCAGCCATGAGCTACAACAGCGCAGAAGCATTAGCAAACCGCAACTTTCAAGAGCGAATGAGCAGCACGGCATACCAAAGAGCCGTAGAAGATATGCGAAAAGCAGGGTTAAATCCTATTTTGGCATACGCAAACGGAGGAGCGAGCACACCGGGCGGAGCTGGAGCGACCATCACAGGTGCAAGCATGGGCATGCCGTCATCAAGTGCGCTGGGAGTATCAGCATTGAGCGGCAACGTGCCAACGAGCTATTACAACCGGTCGGAAAGTCATTCACAGTGGTACCAGCTGGCAGATGCAATTGGATCACAAATGAGCATGAGCCACAGCAACCCGGAATCACTGGTAAAAGACCTTCTGAAAACGTATAACGCAATGCAGAAAGTTGAAAAAACCGTACCAGAACCAAAAATGGACAGAAAGCAAGAATTCACAAAGCCACAAAACCAAGGATACACAAAGCCACAAAACAAAACGGGAGATTATGGCGAAAAGAGAAAGCCAGGAGATTATTTAAGATGAGTTGTTACAAGCCACTTATAAGGCTGTACAACCCGGAAAACAGAGAAATAAGCGGGCGGGTACTAACACTTGCCCGCTTTTCTGAGTTAGCCGGGAAACAGATGAAGTATGAAGATTTGATGTATAACCCAAAAGTAATGTTGATACCATGCGGAAAGTGCATCGGATGCAGAATCCGACAGAGGGAGGACTGGACAACACGCATAGAATTAGAGGCCAGAGCATGGCCGAAAGAACAAGTATGGTTCATCACACTAACTTATGATGATGATCATGTACCGGGAATGATAGTTAAAACCGGTGAAATAATGCGTAAGGTTCAATACGTCTGGAAGCCGGGAGAAAAGGCACCAGAAAGCGTGCAAACACTGCTATATCCAGATATGCAAAAGTTCTTAAAACGTCTCAGAAAGGCTTATGGGGGGCAACTACGCTATTTCTGTGCCGGAGAGTACGGAGAACAAACAGCAAGACCGCACTATCATATGATTTTATACGGTTGGCAACCAACAGACCTAGAGCAAATCTATAAAATAAGGCACAACGGATATTATACGAGCAAATGGATGTGCAATCTATGGGGCATGGGTCAAATCCAGATAGCGCAAGCAACACCCGAAACATATAGATACGTTGCAGGGTACGTTACAAAAAAGATGTACGAAATTGACGGCCAGAAAGCAAACGTATATTACGAACTAGGCCAACAGAAACCATTTGCATGCATGAGCCTGAAACCGGGACTTGGCGATTCCTACTATCAGGAGCACAAAGAGGAAATTTGGAGAAAAGGCTATATCCAGTGTACCAACGGAAAAAAAGCACAAATTCCACGATATTATGAAAAAATGATGGAAGCGGAAAACCCGGAACGGTTATGGAGAATCAAAAGAAACAGGCAGAAAGCTGTAATCGAACAAAACAGGCTCAAATATGAAAGCGCAGATTTCGCAGAAGATCTAAAGACAAAAGAAAGAGTTATCAAAAAATCTGTAAAGCTACAAAAGGGCGGTTTGTAAAATTTTAGTGTCACCTAGCCTAGTACCTATCAAGTAAGGTACTAGGCTTTATTCACGCGCATACGCGCGCGTCTACGCGCACGCACGCACGCGTATATATTTATTAACTTGTTGTAGCCGTAGTAGTAGTAACGTGGAAAACGTGGAAAACATGGAAAAACGACAAAGCATCAATAAAAAATGCACTTTTGAAGTGTTGAAAGAATTGTGGATAACTTGTTGAATTGTTGAAACACTCTGTTGTGATAAAATTTAACAATGTGGAAAAGTTGAAAACTATGTGGAAAGTGTTGAAAGAACGGCCAATAAAACAGGGTAAGCGGTGACGGCAACGTCTGACGGAGCGCACCAATAGTCTAACCGGCTTTGCCGGTCAAATCAAAATGAGCCGCCACGGCGGGGAGTTAAACGGCGCTCCTATCCTAGGAAAAGTTTTCTAAATTTTTTAAAAAAAGCTTAACAAAAACCTAAAAATATGATAGAATATAATCACAGAAAGGAAGGTGCTAAAAATGAAGCACAGATACGAACTGAGAGCATTAAAAGCCAACGAAAGAGTAGAAACAGTACTAAGAATAAACGCAGAACCCAAAGACGCAAAACAAAGAGCAAAAAGATACGCAAACGAACACAAAGGCATCTACTCATTATGCAAAGTCGAGGAAGTGCAAATGTACTTTACCGAAAAGGAGTGAACACCATGAAGCACGTTAACTTCATCAACAGAGACTTCGGAAAGGTAAGTGAACACTTTGAAGCAAAAGAATTTGCATGTAAAGACGGAAGTTTTGAACTACTCCTATGCACAGAGCTACTTGAAGCACTGGAGAAGATTAGAAATCATTTCAATGCACCTTGTACGATTAACAGCGGCTACAGAACGCCAAGCCACAACGCAAAAGTAAACGGCGCGGGGAACTCATATCACTGCAAAGGAATGGCGGCTGATATCGTAGTAAAAAACCACAGCACAAAAGAAGTCGCAAAATATGCGGACAGCATACTTGACAAAGGCGGGGTCATCCGGTACACTAATTTCGTACACATTGACATGCGCGAAAGCAAATATAGAAAGGGGGTATAAACCATGGCACTTATCAGCATTAAGGACGTCAAGCAGGCCGTTAAGATCATGATGGACATTCTTGAGAAGCTCGATGAGATCTACCACGCGCTTAAAGACGCGGCGAACGAAAAGGAGTAACAGACATGGCCTTACACAAAAGCTGGAACATAAGGGACCAGACCGAAGATGAACTAAGAAACATTCTCGAAAAGAAATACAAAGAGATAGACGCGCAATATAAGCTCTTGCGCAAGATAGCGGACATAGAAACCGCAAAGAAGATGCTAGACGAAATCTGGCACTTGAAGAGCTTTGCAGATGCAATCGAACTAGAACTTATAAGAAGGGGAATTTACAATGGCACATCGTAAGAAGATGAACGCGCGAAAGGATAAACGCATGTTCAACATAACCGCGCGAAAAACGAAGAGTATCAACCTGAGCCAGAAACCGATGCGCGGCGGAATTCGGCTGTAAAGAAAGGACAAAACAATGATTCACTGTTACTATGGTATCTACGATAAAGTGGCGAAGTGCTACGCATGGGTAGGCGAAAGCAAAAACAACGAAACGTTTGCGAGGATGTGCAACGTAATGGCAAAAGACGAAAAAACGTTCATCGGACAATCCCCGGCCGATTACGTGGGCTACAAACTGGCAATGTTTGAAGATGAAACCGGCCAGTTCCAGAACATGAATGATAAAGCATGGGAGGGCAAGCCACATGAATAAACGATATGAGGAGGGGCGAAAGCCCCTCTTTTCCGAACCGGGCAAAAACGAGCGAAAACAATACGTTTGGGCAAAAGACAAGGACGGCAAGGAGTACTTGCAGGAAACTGAAAGCATCGACGTGCAGGCCGAAATTGAAAGCTATGCAGACGAATGCGACATCAAAAACATCGTCAGGAAAGCAAGTTTCGACCCAGCCTTTATGGCAAGTCTGTCACAGGGAGCACTATCCAAGGAAGAAACGCCTATCACGGACGTTACCGAATGGCCGCAAACCGTGCACGAGTATCACCAGATGATAGCAACAGCACAGGTAAACGCCATGAAGCTGGAAGAACTGAAGAAAGCACAGGAAAACGCGCCGGAAAAGAAGCAGAAGGAGGAAGCAAATGAACAGAAATAATGAAAGACATTTCCTTCAGATTCCGGAAATGCACGCAAGCCGAACGCGATTCAATCGTGACCAGACTATCCTAACCACATTTGATTCCGGTAAACTGATTCCGTTCTTCGTGGATGAAGTACTGCCGGGAGACACATTCCAGGTAGACACAACGGCAATTATCCGCATGACGACACCGAAATATCCGGTAATGGATAACTCATACATCGACCTATATTACTTCTATGCACCGAACAGAATTCTGTGGGACAACTTCAAACACTTTATGGGCGAAGTTGAGGAAACGCCATGGATGCCTACCAAGGAATACGCAGTTCCGCAAATCAAAATCAATGCATC